AAGCAAATGAATAGCCGAGATGAACAGCTTGAAGAACCCGCCGCTTGCCCCATCGCAACGCAAGACATCAAGACCAATTTAGAAAACAGGCAGAACGCCGTGGACGATGCCAACTATGGCCCCGCCAATCCCAACGAGCCAAATGAGGATTATTGGAAAGCCAAAGCAAACGAGTTTCAAGGTGATGTAGCCACGGCCAAGAAAATGCTTTGCGGTAATTGTGCCGCCTTTAATCAAACCAAGAAGCTCCTTGGTTGCATAAGCAAGGGAATTGGCGAAGATGCTGGCGAGGTGGAGATGAGTGGGAATCTAGGCTACTGCGAGATTTTTGATTTCAAGTGCGCGGCCAAACGGACTTGCGATGCTTGGATTGTGGGTGGCCCAATCACGGACGATAAAAAAAAAGTAGAGACTGAATTTGTAGCTGGCAGGGATTGCGGACAGGATGAGGGAGGGACTTTCGGCCCAGACAATAAATGTGCGGTAGGATATGGAAGGCCAGCCGAAAAAGGTGGATATACGCCAGAAAGACCGGGCGGGAAGATGCCTAAAGATTATGTGCGTCCAACGCCACAAGATCGAGGCGAAAAAAACGAAAAACCAAAAGCAAAAACTGAAAAAGAAAAAGAAAAAATAGAAAAAGCTGGCATAGGAAAAGACGGACATACATACGATAAAAATGGAAATATCGTAATTCCAAAGTATCAATTAAGCGATATGCAAAAAGCCGGGAAACGACCAATTCCAAGTAAGGGAGCAAAATTATTTAATGGGGAAGTGGATGCAAGGGACTGGAATCAATATAGAAGTGCCCAGCTAAAGGCCGACCCAGAAGCCGTGTGGAAAGTTGGGGAAGTAAAAATGAAGGGAGAAAATCTTGATTTCAAAACTTGGAACGAAAGAGTTGGCAACGATGTGGCCTCTCATCAAGTAAAAAGTGATTTTAAGGGCGATCAATATATAAAAATAAATACAACCCCAGAATCTAAAACCTCACAAACACTATTAAAAGTATTTGATAAACAAGCGCCACACAAACAAACTAAAGATATGTGGAGAGGATTGGCCTTTGAAACAAAGGCTGAAACAGATAATTTTATTAAGGGAATATCAGGTGGAATGAGCTTAAACAGAACATTCACATCCTTTACCCCAGATCAAGATGTTGCAAGTAAATTTACAACAGGGGCAAAAGGTGGTAACTTGTATTTGAGGCTAACAAAAAGTAAATCCTTGAGACAATTTGACGCATCTAAATCACTTGGCGAGCGAGAATTTGTATTGCCATATAAATCAAGAATCCGTATGGTTGGACAACCAAGGCAAGTTCAATATAGAAAGAACGGCCCATTCTCAACCGTTGTAGATATAGAGGAGTATTAAAATGGAAAGCAAAGATTACGGAAGCAGAATATCCGATACATTTGGATTTGAGCCAATCAAGGGACAACTCAAAGATGAAAATAAATCTAAAGAACTTTGCGATCAACCAGATTGCACTTGCGATCAAATTGACAAGAAACCATAACCCTATGGAAAACGCCAACGGCGAGACAATCCTTACTAATCTGCTGACCTATCAGAGTCAGATACGCATATTTCATTGGCAGACAAAAAGTTATAGCCAACACAAGAGCTTTGGGAAAGCGTATGAGATGCTTGATGAAAAGATCGACAATTTCCTAGAGACATTCTTTGGCAAGTATGGTCGCATCGTTTCGGCCTCTGTATTTGGCATTGAACTAGACAACTTTTCGCCAGAATCCTTTGGTGAATACAATGATGAATTTATCGCTTTCTTGACGGACGAGCTTCCCGGCTATTTGGCAGAAGGGGACACCGATCTTTTGAATATTCGAGATGACATTCTTGGCGCAGTTAATCGTCTCAAATATCTGCTAACACTAGCTTAATATGCCCCTACCTAGCCCAGAAAAGAAAGACAAGATCAAGGATTTTGTTGGTCGCTTCATGGGCAATGAAACAGCCATCAAGGATTTTAAGGATGTGAAGCAGAGGGCGGCGGTTGCCTATCAGACCTATCGGGACTGGAAAAAGAAGCAGAGGCGCAACAAGTCCCTAGAGGATGCCAGCATCATCCCAGATGTATATATCTTGAGCCAAGGCGAGGCTAAAGGACACGATCTTTATATTGATAAGACCAGCCTTGAACAAGCCTATCAGTTAATGAAAGCCGCCCCGAATGGAATTAAATGTAAGCTCAATCATGGATCGGGACTGGACGCAGTAGTAGGTTATGCTCGCAACCCTCGCATTGAAGGAGACAAGCTCAAGGCCGATCTTCACCTACTCAAAAGCTCGCCTCACTACGGACTTATCAAGGAAATGGCAGACGAAGCTCCCGATCAGTTTGGGGTTTCCTTGGCCTTTATGAACGAATCTGAAACCATTGGAGGCAAGGACTATATTCGCCCTCAGAGTATTGCATCTGCCGATTTGGTTAGTTCCCCGGCATCCAACGAAAGATTTAGGGATTTTGCAACCACAGAAAGTGAAATGCTTGTGTTTGCGGTTGGCACGAAATTAAGGTGCTGGGAAGGCTACAAGCCAGCCAAGGGTGTCGAGGCTTATTCCCCCGGCTCTTGCGTGAAGGCTGAGGCTAAAGAAAATTTGGGCTACAATGCGGGAGGCCAGAGCGTCCCCGCTGATATTAAACAAGCAGTTGTCGAGAGCGACCCAAAACTTGACAATAAAGGAAAATCTAACATGGACGAATATAAAACGCAAATGGAAGGCTTGATGAAGAGGCTCGAAGCTCTCGAAGCCATTGTAACCCCGAAAACTGAAAACAAGGATGTCGTTGCCGAGGGCGCAAAGGCCGAGGGTGAAACCCCTGCCGTTGAGACCAAGGAAGACACCAATATGAGTGAGCTTGTTAAAAAAGCCCTCGTTGAATTTGGCATCAAGCCCATCCCCGCCAGCCCCGCTGTAGAGGAAAAGGTCGAAGCCAAAGTCGAACCTAAAACTTTTGAAGCTCTTGTAGCGGCTCATGCCGATTACGGAACCTCAAAGCTATCGGCCATGAAAGCCGTTATGCTCTCAAACCCAACTGAATATGCCGAAGCTCTTAGCCGTGGCATTAGCAAAATCTAACAAAGGACAATAAAAAATGAGTTCACAAATTGACGGACATTTTCGTACCTTCGGTTTCTCCACGGCTATCTCGGCCTACCGCTTGGTAATCCCCTCCACCACCACAGCGGGTTTCGCTGATGTGGCGACTACTGGAACGGCTCGTGCTATTGGCGTAGTGCAACAGGATGTTGCCGCTGGTGATGCAGGAACAGTTAAGTTGTTCCACCCTACGTTTTTTGCAACCGTCTCGGGCGTTGCGGCAGTAGGTGATGTGGTTAAATTCGACAACGGCGGTCAGGTGACCACGCTGGCGGCGAATATCGGCACGGCTGGCATCGCTCTGGAAGCGGCCACGGCAACTTCGGCGGTTATCGAAATCGCTGTTCCGTTGTACTAAACAATCGTAACAACAACCAAGAAAGAATAAAATAATATGTCATTTGTAAGTGGCGGAACAACGATTCGGGCGGACATCTCACAGGCTCTCATTGAGGGGCCGAGTGATGTCGGATTGATCGGTGCGGAAGCTCTCCCCCTGCTCAACGTCCCGGCTAAAAGCGGAATTTATCTTAAGGCGACTCTCGCTGGTGCTGATCTGCGTAATGCGGACGCTCTCAAGCGTGATATCGCTTCCGAATATGCGGCGATTACTCGCTCGTACAATTCGGCAACCTACGCAACTCAGGAATACGGATTGACTGAATATCTGGACGATTCCTTCAAGTCGGACATGAACAGGTTCTTCAGCATCGAGGCTTCCTCGGCCAAGTTCTTGCTCCGTCAGTTGAAACTCTCCCACGAGAAGCGGGTTTCCGATCTTCTCTGGGCGAGCACGACTCCGTTTGCTACTGCCGATCAAACTCGTGCAGTTGCCTACACCGAAGCTCTCTTGACCACCATCAACGCCCCTGCGGACGTTGCGGCGGCCAAACTCGCTCTCAACAAGTTGGGCTATGAGGCCAATGCGGTTCTCATGTCGGCCAACGTGTTCGAGCGTATTCGCCGTTCCACCCTCCTCCAGAATATGTTCTTCGGAGTTATCTCCGATGTTGGCCCTCGCTTGCTCGATGAGAAGCAGGTTGCCGCTGGTCTGGGTGTGGAGAAAGTTCTGATTGGTCGGGCGGCTCGTAACACCTCGAACAAGAACATCGCCTATAGCGGCTCGTTCATCGTTCCAGATTCGCAGATTATCGTTGCGAATTTGCAGGGCGGCGAGTTTACCGCTGGCGGAATTGGTCGCACCCTCGTGTGGGCTGATGACGCTCCCGGTGGCTTCATCTCGGAAACCTTCCGTGATGATTCCCGCCGTTCCAACGTCCTCCGTGTTCGTATGAATACTGCGGAAGTTGTGATTGATGCTAATGCTGGTGTGCGTATCACCACGAACTACGTCTAAACTCTCGGTTCTAGTCTGGTTCCTCCGAAGAAGGGGAGATGGGTGAATAACCTGTCTCCCCTTTTTCTTTCTATTGACATCCAAAAGTAACTAGAAATCCTATCTGAAATCCTCTTGAATGAAACACGACCTTTCCATATATTTAATTGCGGGAAATGAAGAAGCCTACATTGAGCGTTGCCTTAAATCGTTTGCCCCAGCCGCAAAAGAAATGGTTGTTTGTATTGCTAGGGGGTCAGCTACTCCCGACAAAACTGAAGAGATTGCATTGGCTCTCGGTGCTCGAATCGTTCACTATCAGAATAAAAAATCTGATTGGCCTTTTATAGACGACTTCGCAGGGGCAAGGAATCTGGCCCTAAATGCCTGTTCTTGTGAGTTTCAAGCGTGGGTGGATGCTGATGACGTAATGGCCGAGGATGGGGTGGCTACGATTGAATATGCCATCGACCAGCTAATAGAAAGGGATGGGCATTTAGTGGCTCTAAAATATTGGGTGGAGAATGCTTCTTTATGCCCATTGAGAGAGGAAGTTT